CCTTTTTCATGAGTTTCTTGAACTCCTTTTCTGGAATTTTAGTCTTCTCGAGGTAGACCTTTGTGATCATGTCCATAAACTTGGAGCACGAGTCCATTTCATTTTTAAGATCTTCAAACTTGCCCCAGAAACCATTCGTAGACAATTGATGAATGAGAACGTGCGCGTTCTTACCCATGCGGCGTTCATGTCCACCAAGCAAAATGAAGGATGCAGCACTACAGCATGCACCTTGTGCGATGGTGATGACCTTCACACGTGATTTTTCGATCACGTTCATCGCACTGAGACCAGCAAACATTTCACCACCATCACTGCATATGTTAATTCTAATTTCCGGTTTAAATCCCGGGAAGTCGATAGACTGCTTAAGCAACTTATTTTCAAGCTTTTTGAATTCTTCAGTAAATTCCAAAATATCGTCCGTCGTCACGTCACTGTAGAAGAACATTTCATTACCAATGATGCGCGTCGTCTTAAATTCATCATCACCGGTTGCGAGTGGTAAGATAGTCGGAGTTGGCATCTTTTGTTAATCGCGTCGATATGTTTTAAGTCACTTTTTGTACTTTTTAAATGCAGACCCACTCGATGGGATTTTAGTTTTTTTTACGTATTTTTTGAACGCAGATCGTTTGGATGAGATAACCTTCGGTTTTGGGGATACGGCAAATTGTACAACACTCTTCATTATGGTTTTCATTTGATTGTTAAACTCTTGACGTACACTGGTTACCAACCCAGATACGGTACGCTTACTCGTAGCTGTGCTGTTGTTGCTATTGCTATTGCTCATTTGTATACTCTTTTATTTTTTTCTTGATTTGTGATACTTCACGCGGTTTCAGTTTATTACCAATCGATAAATGATTTATAACATCAAAATCTTGTGGAGTAAGTTTATAATGGGTGTACATCTCCAAGTTGTTTTCTACGGCATATTTTCGTAGGAGATACAATTCTTGGTGACTCTTGCACCCAGATCTAAGTTTTATATTATTGTATTTCTGACTTCGCATCTTATAATTTCCAAACTTAGTCCAAAAACTACCCGGTCTGAGTGTTGATGCGTTCAGTTTTTTGCCTAAATTTGTTCTAGGTATGTTTATCACTGCATTTTCAAAATATAACATAGAACTCCAATGTCCCTGATATATACTCGTATCGAATAGATCGGCATCGGATAACGAATATGCTATATTTTTGTAATTAACGTCGTTTGAGTCTAGATAGTTTTCGTGTATAACACCCCACACGTGTCCATGTTCCGAACTCAGATCGGATATTTTCGTGTGAGAGTCATCACATAATACTAAAGATGCCAATTCTTTTGGTTCTATGAAATGATCTTTTTCATCGGAACAATTCATATAATCAAAAAAGTTGTGCAAGTTGCCTTTACATTTTTTAGCGATCGCGAGTGATCGTTCATTGTTGTTCAAATCGAGGGTTGCGATTTGTTCTGGTGTTCTCTTTGGTACGAGTATGAGCTCGAAGTTTGGTAATAAATATACACTATTAGATGAAACTATGAACGGCTTTTTAGTAAGCCTATCACCTTCGGATACACACTCTATTAGTTGTCTTTGAACCAGAACTTCATGTCTATAGTCGTCTAGTATCAGGTGCATGTTCGATTCTTTTAATTCTTCCAACACCTTGAAGTTGTCCGCGACTTCTATACTGTTCGTTTCATCTAAGACTGAATTTATTATAAAACTTTTACCCGTGCCGGATGCACCGCATATCATGACGTTTTTTCCATCTTTTATATGTGATTTTAAAATGTCGATTTCTTTTTTATGGAGCGTATAACCCGTACTCTTTTTTTGTTTTACTATTTTAACGAAAGCGTCCATGCCTGAAAATAAGAACGATGATCTCGCTAATCAGGCTATAGATATTATTTTTGAAAATGATGCGCTTCAGACTCGGATAATAGATCCTATAAAAAGGAAAGCGATTCCTTACTTACTATGTTTTGGTATCTTTAATTTAATATTGTTTATTTTAGTCGCTTTCATAGCAAAACGTGTGTTCACTTATTCTTCGTCTTCTTGATTATCTTCGGTGCCAACTTCGAGATCGACATCCGCGGTTTTGACCGGTTTAGTTATTAGTTCGATTGATTTGGATGCACGTTTACGAATGCTAGACTTCTTGAATGGATCCACTATACCCCGCTTGCCGGGCATCACACGTCCACGCAATTCATCGAGTTCTTCTTTCAGTTCTTCTTCAGTCATATTTCTTTGATTCGGATTTTTTAGGAGACTCATGATGGAGTATTCTTTTATAGCCTTGAATGGAAGTATCGGATGAACGTGTAGTATTTCTGGTTTTGTGAATATGTTATCATCTGGGAACTCTCGGTCGAACGAAGTTAATATCTTCTTTGGTATGGGTGGACTTTGTTCGATGAGTCTGTCCATCTCTTGTTGACAGTCGTGGACCATGTCGCCACCATCGAGTGTTCTATTCACCAATGGAAGGTTTAGTTCAAGTCTAATTTTACGCGACAATTTACCATACAGTTGTGACGCAGATCGATGACTTTCCATCAATTCATTTATTTTGAGAAACTGCATGATAGTCGCGATAATACCCGCGATGAGATTAAGACCACCGATGATCGATGGTACGGCTGAGCGAATACTCACGGGAAATTGTTCCTGTGCAAAATTCGCAGTGCCCGTGATGGTTGAAAGCACGATCACGGGAAGCGTAAAACGCATACTGAGTTTTTGAAACATCAAAAATGATTGGTAGTTCATGTATCTATAACAGGCGGCAGCTTCACCCCATTCCTTGAGGACCTTTTCCTGTTGTGTGTGCCACTGTTTGGGTGCGTCGGACTTTTCGATATCCTTTGGAAATCCTTCGATTGAATTCGCGTTAATAATTTCTTGCTCCATATTAATAGATGAACATTATATTCTTCATCCACCTCGTATTATTCATGGCGGTGCTCATCGTTCCATTTCTGAAAAATACGCAGTTACTTGAAATGTATAGCATACTCATACCGTTCATATTTTATCATTGGTCCGTAAACGATGATACGTGTGCACTCACACAAATGGAAATGTACGTCACGGGTAACGCAAAAGAGGAAACCTTCTTTGGTAGAATCGTGGGACCCATATATAAGATGGACGACACCGATGCGAATAAACTTTTGAAAACGGTCATGTTTACGTTGTGGCTTCTCGTACAGTATAGATTAGGTAGGATAAATTTTGACTAAATAAACTTGCCTAAGTCGCGCACATATATACCAATAATCATTACAAAATAAAGATGCCTTCTTACGCTCCAGTTTACGATTACAGGTGGGGTTCGGGAACCAAACTGGTCACCGAAAGGTCTATACTGACCAGCTCTAGAAAGTTCCTAATCGTAAACGGAAGAAAGATAGAAATTAATCGTGTTCCTAAAATTGGTGACCATGGGATTCACGGGGGGGTGTTGCAAATTATGCGTGGTGAACGAGTCATCAACTATCACTAGATAAAACTTAGACGCTACTATAATTTAATGGACTACAAAGAACCAAAAAAACGCGTGACTAAAAATGACAAGAAACATAGTAAACAAGTGTATTCACAAAAACATGTAAGAAGAATACAAGATATGTTATTAAAATCTAAGTCTACTAATAATGAACGCAAAGACTAAACACACAGCCATGCTCATAACGATATTCGTATTGTTGCTCGTGATTTTGTACACGCTCACTAAGCCTCAGCCCGTCAGACGCGTACACACCCGAGAGCGCGTCGCCGTACCGGTTCAAATTCCCGTAGAGCGTGAATTTAGAGCGCCACCAATCAAGGAGTATAAACCACAACGCGTCCAACAGATGGGTGTGCTGCTCGGTGAGAACAACGAAACATTACCCTTGTACGGCAAGGAAGTGAGAGGAAGACGGGATAGATATCATTATTACACGGTAACACCCGGGGATCAAATGTACTCTCTTCCAGTGAGTTTTGGTGAAAGAGACTGCATGGATGACATGGGTTGTCAAGAGATTTACGGTAACGAGACCGTAAACATATTGGGACAATCGGGTGATTATGCCGCGAAATTGTATAGAACGGATAACTTTTTCTAATCAGTCTTTTCTTCTGATTTTGGTATCATGCTTAGGGCCCTGTGATATGTGTCATATGTAACGAGGCAACTCAGTACAATACACGCCGCGAGTGATCCGTAGCCGACTGGTTTCATTGGCACCGGAACCCACCATCCTATGAACTTTTTGCGCATAACATTTGTTATCATGATGCAACAACAAAGTATCGATAATGCAGACACGGAGTAGTGTTTGTTTTTATCGAATGGCACCGTTGGACTCCACGCGTCTTGACCTGGAAATATATTTATACCGAGTACATTCAATAGAGGTAGAATCAATGCTGGTAACATCTGTTATTTACATATATTTTATATTTAGTCCGAAACGCATTTTCATGAAGCGCATTGCGTCGCGCAGGTCTGGTTCACTCCATAAAAGCCACCTGGACCAAAATCCCGCAGTCTTCAAACCCGAGATTTCCCAATCCTCGAGTTTGCTCTTAGTCACTTTAGACATTCTCTCGTGTACCTTTTGTGGGTCACTAAATTTACGCGTATCGCCACCGCCGTGTCGTAATACATAGAGACGCATGCGCATGGGATTTTTGTGTATGGTATAGTCCGTGTATCCCTTGCCACCGAAGTCCACGTGGTCTCCGTCCGGAAAGGTCACCCTGTACTTCTTTTCACGGATCGGACTTTTTCTGAGAATGACTCTCATTATTATTTACTTCCGAAAAAGTTTTGAAAAAAAAATAAATTTTTAAAAACTTTTTTCTTTCAAAAGAAAGTGAAAAAAATATTTTTTTTATTTTTAAAAAATTTTACTAGAAAACAAAAAATAAAAAAAAATAAAAATTTAAAAACTTTTTTCTTTCAAAAGAAAATAAAAAAAAAAAAAATTTATTTATTCGTTTTCGAGAAGAA